GTCGTCCTATAGCTGGTGCGGCTTACGCGGAACCTGCCGGACCTGGCGGTGCAGGCGTAACTCGTGCCAGTGCTGTTGCCGCAGAAGCATCTCTACGAAAAACGCTCGATCTGCAGATTAAAACAGCTGCAGCAGCTGGGTCTTGGGCAACAGCTCTACAGACAGGATCTCGCTGGTTAAATGAAGATTTAGACATTACTTCCGCATTACTTCGCGCAAACGACCAACTACTAAAAAGTACAAATGCACAGACTGCAGCACGTAAACAGCTTGCAAAAGTCAAAGCTTTTGAGGCACAACAAACAGAAAAAGCTAAAAGAACGGAACAATTAAACGAGTCGATTGCTTTAGGCGTAGGTTTCCCGCTTCTTTTTGGGGGCGGTGCTGGGTCTATAGCCGGAAGTTTTGCCGGATCGTTTGCCGGTAAAGGTTTTGGTGGTCAGATCATCGGGAGCGCTATTGGGCAAGTAATCGACGATTTTGTCGTAGGTTTAACGAAAGTAACGAGCAGCTTAGAAGAAACGACGAAGGCAGCAGGCATAAGCGGAACTGCTTTAGAACAAAACATTGAAGCACTTAAAAAAGCAGGACAAGAGGAAAAAGCACTGGAGCTTGCAACTCAAGCTTTGGCGCGTGTAGTTGGTGAGGACGGTGTTAGGGCGCTTAGTGAATTTGAACGAGCAGGTACGCAGCTAGCCAACGCATTCCAAAAATTAGGGGTTCAGCTGCAAGCTTTAGCTGCCGAATTTCTTGGCCCTACTGCTAGAGGCATAGCCGGGGCCTTTGAAGACACAGGACTTATTCGGCAGGCTGAAAGATCAGATGACCCTAGACAAATAGCTGATATACAGGCACGAAGCAAGACTTTCGGGGACGAATACTACGCTATCCAAGAGCGTATTTTAAACCGCCAGCGTGCAATAAACAAGGAGTTTGAGAATCAAACAGTTCTGATAGAGGAAAGCGTAAACACTTCTGCGCAAGATGCTCGCGTTCTTCAAACGCGGATTGAACTGGCAAAAACAGACGGAGACTTGACAAACGATAAAGTCTTTAAACTTCGTGAAATTCTTATCCAAAAAGAGTTTGAAAAAGCTCTGCAGGACGCTATCAATAACGGCACTAGTTCCGAACTGGCTCAACTGGAGCGCAAGTTAAAACTAACCCAGCTTGCTACTGACAGGCAAGAAGCTTTTGCTAAAGCCGCTGAAAAGTCGACAAAAGCAGGACGCGACCAGTTAGAGATCCAAAAGGCACTACTTGGCCTACAGGCAGACCTTATTCGGACGACTTTGGAAGCCGGAGATCTTGACGTTCAATCCGCACAAATTACCCAAGGCCGAGCAGCAGCACTAGACGAAGAGGTTAACCAACTGCAGACCCGATTAAATTTAGAAGCACGGGCACTGGAACTTCGTTTACAACAACAGCTACTGACTAAAAATTTAACGGTACAAGAACGTAGTTTATTAGAAACAATCTACAAAGAACAGGTCAAAAATCTTACTCAGCAATACAATAATCGTCAAAAAATTGCTATGCAAACCAGAGCTCAGCTGGCACTAGATAAAGCTTTGGCCGACGCTAATGCTGTGCGGCAAGCTAAGCAGCCTTTTGAAGACGTGCGACAACAACGTGAGTTGGAAATCCAGTACGGCAAAACTTATCTGCGTTTAGTGACAGAAGGAATGCTGCCTGCAGAAGCTGCGCGTATCGCTAACTACGAAAGGTTAACAGCTGAACAAATTCGCCAACTGGACCTTCAGATAGCCAGCGCTGCTTCAGAACTTGACCAAGCAAAAAATATAGGTTTGATGGGTGATGCACTTAAAGATTATGTCGATCAACTGGAACGACTTAAACAAGCTCGCGGCGCTGCAGTTGCATCAGCAGCACAGGGCCCTGGTGAAGGCCCCACAAACGAGCAACGCGCTGCCGATGCGATTGCTCAGGTACGCGGTGAAATCAATCAACTTGCGGATCCAATCAATGCAGCTGTAACCGGCGCTAATGCAATCGGCAGTGCTTTCAGTCAGGCGTTCCAAGGAATCGCTACGGGCACAATGACTGCACAGGAAGCATTATCCAATTTCTTTAAGAGTATTGGCGAGGCGTTTGTCTCGATGGCCGCCGAAATCATCGCCAAACAGCTAGTTATGATCACGCTTCAAACAATCCTCAAAGCCCTTGGTGCTACTCCAGGAGGCGGAGGAGGCGGGGGAGATTTAACTGCCGGGATAAGGCAATACCCTCTAGAAGGCGCAGGATTTACACCTTTTGCAGAAGGGGGTTTTGTTGCTGGACCAACTCGCGCATTGATCGGCGAAGGCGGCGAACCGGAATATGTCATCCCGCAATCCAAAATGTCCGCTGCAATGTCTCGTTACTCACGTGGCGCCCGTGGCGAATCTGTCATCCCCGGCAACGGCACCACACCGGAAGGTGGCGGCGCACCGACTGCAACGATGGAGCCAATCGACGTGCGCTACAGCGTGGAACGAATCAATAATGTGGATTACGTTACGGCTGACCAGTTCCAGCAAGGCATGGCACAAGCTGCTCAACAAGGTGCTGTACAAGGTGAACGCCGCGCCATGCGCAGCTTGAAAAACAGCAGTGCAACTCGTCGATCTGTCGGAATCTGATGGAATACGCCTACGGCCACCTGCTTGATATCGGCCCCACGGGGCAGGCGGCACAGTACCGCTTTCAAAATTACGCGATCAACCAAAGCGTTAACGGCTACCTGTTTTTGCCCTTCGGCTTTGGCGGTGCTGTGGCGACACTGCAGGGCGACAACCTAGATGCAACGTTGCAGTTCGCCAACACGGATATGGTCCGCGCATGGATCACAGAAGCACTTGATAACCTATGGGTTGCCAAGGTAACCACGGTGCTCTGGGAGCCGTCAACTGGCGCCGTCCAGCGCACCCTTTATCAATACTGGGGCAGCTGCTCTAGCGGTGGTTGGGATGAAACCACGCTGCAGGTAAGCCTCAATTCAGTGCTAGACGCAGTGCAGGCCAACATCCCTGGGCGTCGGCTGCATCGCTGGCAGGTTGGCAGCATCCCGTTTACAGCGCAGATCCGTGTGTGATCATCTGATCGGGCGGCGTTACGAGCGCTGCCATCAGCTTGTAATTGAAGCCATGCAGGCGATGGGGCTAGACGCGCCAGCTGACCAGCCGGATTGGTACAACCTTGGAATGAAGGGTATTTTGCGCGAAGTTAAAAAGTACGGTGATGCAGTAGACGCACCCGCCTACGATGGTGACGTGGTTTTGCTGGCATCTAACCCACCAGCACTTGGGGTGACATGGCAGAACGGAATCCTGTATCTAAATCGTCTGACCGGAGTGGTCGATTGGAAACCGGTATCCGCTCTTACGATCCGCCGCTCCTACCGTATGAAGTCGCGCTGATCGAGGCGCTTGGATGTAGTGAGCAGGAATATCGCGAATTTATCCGGCATGCTCAATTACAGGCGCGTGTGCGCCCGGCTGAGTATGACCATATTCCGGATGTGCAGAATTTTGAAGTCGTAGCAATTGTCAGCCTTATTATTGGCTTGGCATCTACAGCCGTCAGCATTCTGCTGGCCCCTAAGGCGCCAACGCTAGAAACGCCAGCCAAGATCAAGGGCAAAAAACTTGCTGATCAGATCGGACCAACGCGATTCAATCAGACCACCAGCTTCGATAACGTCAGCAGTCTTGCTGAATACGGGCAGCCGATTCCAATTCCCTTCGGTAAACGCGGCACCGGGCGTGATGGTGCATTGACTGGTGGCCTGATTCTTGCGCCAGCATTGGTCTGGAGTCGCCTGTATTCCTACGGCAGTTATCAGGCTTACGAAGGTATCTACGTTGCCGGAGAATATGGCGTTGATCAGCCACAACTTGGCGGGGTGCGTATTGATACGTCCGCGTTAAATAGCCTTGGCTCGCGCGATTATGCACTGTACTGGTCGTCCCAGCTTGGAGAAAATCGTCCGATTCCGTCGCGTTTAATTGCTGGCACGCAAGGACTGCCAGATAGCGGCACTGGTACACGGCCTATTTTTACCGCACCAACTGCAGACGGTGAATTTAGCCAAGGTTTTTCAATGACTTACAGCCCACAAAGCAATACTGCTTTTGGGACATCGGAACCAATTCATAATGGATCGGCATATCGCTTCAACTGGGAAATTATTAGTGCGCCCTACGCCAGCACAAAGGGAGATGATCCTGATATTAAAACAGCTCGATTTGAAACTCAAGCTAAACGCACCAAGATTGCGGGCGCCAATGCGAACGTTCTGCATAGATATGAAGGACAGCCCGCTGACGACCGCGACCAAGTAGGTATGCCAGGGGTGGGGCGAGCATATTCACGTGGGATGGGTTTTGTCAGACATAGCGGCACCAATGGTGGCAGAGACATTGAAGATCGCACTATTGTTCCGATTCGTGAGGGCGACACCTTGGTGTTTCGCATCACGTTAGGGCAGCAATATAAAGAACTGATGGAGCGCACGATACAAGAAGGAGGATTTAAGGGAACCGATGTAGATATCAAAGACCTTCGCACAGCGTCTAAATCTTGGCGTGAGCGTGCTTACGATTTACTAACCGTGGGCTCTAAGTGGGTTATTGCCGGCAGTGTATGGGTTGTACAAAGACGCTCAGGTAGAGATAAAAACAAAAACTTACTCTCAAACATTACTTTTCTTTGTACTGCTGTTATTGGTGTTCCGGAAATAGGAATTCCTGGCACACGAACAGTTGAAGAACCACTCGGGGGTTATGAAGGTCCATGGCCTGGTCCAGGTGAACCACCTTTTCCTCTTAGCGAAAACGGTTTCAATACTCGCAAGCATTGTGGTGCTGCGTTTTACAACATTTGCAGACTGCACATTGCGACAATTCGTCCCGTTCGTCGTGATGCGGAAGTTGTTGAACTCGGCATCCGCAGCCAAGTGTGGAACAGGGCAAATGGATTATGCAATTTTAACGCGATACCTACATCAGACAAATTGCACAAATTAGACAAAGCAAATATCACAGTAACAACGCCGCGCATGGATAAATACTTCGAGAGGTCATCGTGCTTCTCATTATGGGTCCGCCCCGTACAGCAATATGGAGAACCTCAGCAGCCATGGTCGCGGATTCCACGAGTTTTCTGCGTAACGGGTAAAGCGCCGGTTGATCTATACAACTATCTACGCATTCGTCCTCGTACTCCAGGATATTACGAGTATCGCATTCTTCCGCGTACAGGCTCGGATATTGCTATTAACAGTATTGATAGCAATCTTGCAACGCGGCTTGATGCGTCTGGCGGTGAGGTAATAGGTGAAGACTACCAAACTCCTTACGGAGCGTTTCGTATTACGACAACTGGCGAAGCAGTAGTTGTTTCCAGTTTGACATTTAACGATGAAATGATATCAGATCCAA